GCTTTTTAAATATTTGTTTACCCACACGAAGATTGAGATTTCGTCCAAAGATAAACAAGATTTCCAACAGTCGTTTGGCCGTTGGATAAACATTGATTCTTATTACATAACCTGCGATTATTCTACCATTATGTTTTATTCTTAACAAACCTAATACTCCTGTTTCAATATGCTGTTTAAGTAATTCGGGTGTGTATTTGTTATTAAACGGTCCTCGTTCAATCTCCACTGGGAACAACATAAACAATTCTTCAATATCATCAAAAGATTTAACCTCTTCTACCTCAAGCAACCGCAGATCTCATCAAGGTGTTTAAACCTCTGTTTAGTTCAGCTGGTTGTTCTGTTTTACCTGTTTTAAATTTACGTACATTTCTCATAAGAGCATATAATTTTTTAGATCCTTGATCATAACTACCTTTTCCTAATTCTGCAACAATGTCTCGTGGCACTACAAACTCTTGTGGACTTACAGCTGCTGCTTGTTTACCCTCAATGCTGGTTTGAATGAGGTCATCCATACCACCACCTGGTCCTTGTAATTCACCCGCCATAATCCCACCCGCCTGATACTGCTGCGGGTTCATACCCAGAAACTGTTGTAATCTTTGAGCACCAGCATCAGATGAACCGTCACCTATGTGACCTACGACATCTGCTGGTATAACGAATGCATTCTCTTGTAACATTTGATTGGATTCTACTTCTCCACCTTCAGCCATTTGTTTTAATTCTGTATCTGTTCCGATAGTTGGTATTGTTGGTTGTTGTATTGGTAAGCCCGGAGTAAAAGCATTAGCCTCTTTCATTTGTTGATACATTTGACGACCAACCTGTGGCATTAATTCTTTTTGAGCTACACGAGTAACAATGTTTGGATTACTGTTAAGTATACTACTAAACATATTTATAAATTCCTCTTCACCAGGATCACCCCCTTCACCATATACAGCTTTAGTGGTTTCCACAGCTGTTGGATCCATTGTTGAACTTGGTCCAATAGTTAAATTTTTGGGTCGTTCTTGGGCAGGTGTAGTTGGGGACTGTTGGGGAGCTATGGGTGACATAGCCGTTTGTGATATAGGAGAAGCTCCTGCCATACCCGGAACTTGACCACCAGCAGCTAAACCAAGACTACCAAGACCACTAATAGAAATATCTAAAGGTTTACGAGGAAGATCTTTAATAAGATTACTTAATCTATCCATGCCTTGTTGATCGAGTAATCCTTGAACATTTAATTGTTGTTGTGGCATCATAGGGGCTTGAGCCGGCATTGGTGCAGGTGGTTGTAAGTTTACATCTTTAGATAACTGTTGTGATAAACCCTGTAATGTTTGTGTTGGACTTGGTGTAGGCATACCCGGTTGTTGTTGACCCGCCTTTTGTAATGTTTGAGTTATACCAGACATTGGTGGTTGATTGATTGGTGCTGGTCCTATAAAATTAACTGTCTCAATAGGTTCAGCTTGACCTCCCGGAGGACTCATTATGTTTATAGATGGCTCACCACCCGTTCTAGGTATGGACGGAGCTGGTCTCATGTTTGGATCAATAGGAGAAAAACCACCGATCATAGGTGGACCACCTAATTGAAACTTCATAACTCCCCCTTCTTTAGCTCCTACATATCCATAGGTGCTGGCATCCCTTTTACCATATAAAGATTCAGGATCAGCATATTGATATTGTCCTCTTTGTAACGGACCTTTATAAGCAAACCTACTAAAATCTCTTTGTGGTTGTTGTTGCATTAATGGTAGTGGCTCTGGTTCTGGTAAAGGTGTCCCAGCTTGTTTAGCTACAAAACCAAGACCGGCAAGAGTAGCTGGTCTCATTTCATAATCAATACCAACATCTTTAAATAATGGTGCAGGTTTCATTGCTATGTCAACAGCATCTTTAGCCAATCCCATAAGACCTGTTCTTGGTGTAGAAACCAAATCTGGTCTACTAATTATTCTTGAAGCACCAGTTGTTGCATCTGTTATAGGAGTAAACATTTCTTTAGTGCCTAAAGGTAAGCTAGAAACACCAGCAGTTCCAGGAATTAATGAACTTACACGACCAGCACCTAAAGCACCTGGTGTCGTTATTGGTGTGCCACTTGGACCTAAAATTGCACTTTGTCCTGCACCCATAGATGCTCGTAAAGAAGCAGTATTTGTTGCATCGATAGGACTTGTACCAGCTAAAGGACCTGATGTTAGTCCTTTACCCGCATCTAAAGCTGCTGGACCTTGTCCTTTTAAACCTTGTCCTATTTGAGCTAAACTAAAAGACATAGCAGCTGATCCAATACCGGCAAACGGACTACCTGTTTCAATACCTGTTTTAATACCTGAATAAGCTGCGGCTAAAAAAGGTCCAGCTACAGGACCACCAGCAATACCTAATACAACTGGAGGTAGCATATCTGTAAATACAGATTTAAAAAAACCACCTATACTTTTAAACATTAGTGAAAGTCCCTCCAAGCTGTACCGTCATAGCCTTGAAACTTATTGGTATCAACATTAAATCTAATCTGCCCTTTTAACGGTGTAGCTTCTGCCGTATCAGGGTCGGTTAAGTTACTATTAAGTCGTAGTCGTCCACGTATACTTATAGATCCAAACTGATCTTGTTGTACACTGTTACGAATCTGTACTTGGTCAGCTGACAACTTATCATTTAATGAATCAGCCCACTGCTCCATTTGTGTAAGAGCATCTTGTGCTGCTGCATTAGCTGTGCCTGCACCAAGAAATGACACCGTTGCCGTTGGGGCTGGTTGGGCTGGTCCCGGTCCAATGTGTCGTGGAGACCCCGTTGTAAACGTCGTTGAACTATCTGACATGTTCGGTCGTATTCGAGGGAATCTAGGATAATCAGCCATCTAAGCCACACTCCTTTTCTTTTGTTGTGTCTTTTTCTTTTGTTGATTTATAAATGTTCTATATATTTTAGCTGGTCCTGTTTTACCGGCAACTCTAGCTCGTTGTTCCATAGCTATAGCTGCTTGTGTTTTATGGGCATGACTGCGACCTGATCTTTTTATCTTAGCTACTGAAGCTCGTGCATCAGCAACCGTTGTAAATTTTAAACCACGTATCGTGCCTTTTGGATTCTCATCGGTATACAAGTCAGAGTGTTTTTTACTGCCGACTGGTTGCCCTTTTTTTCTTGGTATTCTTCTGTTATCTTTTGCCATCTTGTGTTACATCCATTCTGAAAGATCCTAGTCGCCAGTTAGTTCCACCCGTAGATGTCGAGATACGAATGATAGCTTGACGACTACGAGCACGTGTTCTTATAAATTGTGTTGTCGGTGTTACAACAAAAGGTCCCTTTTCTCTAATCTCGCCGTTCGGAAAGTTTTTAAGTTTCATATTTAAAGTAACACGACCACCATCATTTATTGTAAAGTCTGGGACGATTCTATCCAAGTACATAATACTATCTCCTGGTCCATACGATGGTGGAGTTGTATCAAACTCTGACGATTCAAGAAAAGCTTCTTGTCTTTGTCCATCAGCTGTATAGATACCTTCGGGTTCATTTGTGTATAAATAGTTATCACCGTCTGCTTCTTGACCCGTTGTTATTATGTTTTGGAAAACTTCTTTATCTTCCCATGTTGTAAATATAGTTGTACCAAATGTCCAATAATTTTCAACAGGATTATAACTTACATACCTATCAACCTCTGTTGCATTTTTACTGGGGTACAGCCACGTTACTTCTCTAAACTCTTGGTTCGTACCCGCATACACTTTTTCTTTCTGATCAAAGTTAAAATCATCGTAGACATATCGACGAACGGTACATGGTAAATTTTTAACAGCACCATCATACACAAAGAAATCTTTGGCACCCATCCAGAATATACGACCATCAAGTTCGATAGCTGCGTGTTGACCAGCAATACCACAGTTAGAACCTAGCTGTCTAAAGTTAAATATAAATGGTGGACCAACAAACTCCATAGCATGTACAGCATTGTCTGTCCAGATTAGTGATTGGTTACGAGTGTTAAGTCCTGTGATTAACTCACTACCATCACCGAGTTGATTCTCACCCGATGTGCTACTAACATTGACACTCCAATTTGTATAATCGTTTTGGTCTGACCATCTAACTAACATAGGGTCAAAACCACTAGCTACACCATGAGTTCCTAAACAGATAACATGTCGGTCTTGTTGGGATACGAACATAAAGTTAGAAGCACTTGGTGCTGTGGAAACAACTACGGCTCGTGTTCCTGTACCAACCGACTCGTCCCACACATATAATCTACCTTCTTTCGGTAAAGCTAATAAATCTTCACCAAAGTTATCTAGTGACCATTGTCGTAGTGGTTGTGTTTGTGCATCACCAGATATACTGGCTGGACTATTCCATGTTCTAGCTCCTGTAATTGATACACCCGCATTATAAACACCGATACCCCAACCAAGTTCAGGAATATTTTGAGAACCACCTGAGTGTATGTAAAACTGAAACTTAGATCGTGTTGTTATGGTTGTGGTTGCCGATGAAGCTATGGAAGCATTAAACGTAAAATTAGTAGGTGTAGCTGATACAATTTCAAACTGATTGTTTAAAAATCTGTGATTACCACCCACGGTGGCTGACGATACAAGAATAAAATAGTCACCAACATTAGCTCCATGACTTGTTGACGATACCAATATACGAGTGCTAGAAGCTACTGTTTTATAAGTAACACTTGATGTTGTTGATGTTCGTAGTGGGGTAACATCATTGTTCTTACCGCCAGCATAAACATAGAGATGACTTGGTGTACCAAATGAATGATACTTTAGTCCTTCGTTACTCGTAAATGAATGTGCTGATCGACCAGTGCCGAAAAATGATTGTTGTACTCTCTTCTCATACCCACGAATGTTTTCTGGTTTGCCCGCACGGAATCGTACCTTATCACCATTATACCATCCACCTTTGGAGGCATACTGTGTAGACTCTCTGTCTATCCCCGGTCTGAAATTTACATCAAATAGAATCGTATCGGTGGACATTTACTCTCTCCACCTTTCTCTAAGCCTCATCTGGATTAGCTGGCCAGTGCCATAGATGACCACTAGCTACAGATGTCATTGTTCCATCACTAGCTGTTGCATAAGTTACATATAATCCTGGAACATCAGTGATTGTTGTTACAGCATTAATAGCTGTCTTCATAGCTTTAGCTTGAGTTCGCACACTGGCTCTCCATGTTTTCCAATCGTCAGCTATAGTTACACCCGTTTCCATTTGACGTGTAGTCATCCAGTCTGATGGGGCTAATACTTTGTATGCATTGTTATCAACTTGTTCTAGTAATTTAGTTTTTAAACCTTTTGTTAACATTGACTTTCCGTCAGTTGTAACACTAACATCTTCAAGCACATGTGCTTTTTTAGCATAATGAATAGCTACGTGATCGGTGTTGACAGTATAGGTTACACCGCCTGTTCCTACATGAGTTCTATTATCTAATGTGCTGGTAATCTGTGTTGGATAAATACCAATATTTTTAAGATCGGCTTTTGTCCATGCACTAAAAATACTACTAGGGTATTGTATACCGTTTATGGTTACAGCTTTTGCACCATTCAGTATCTCAATTACTTGATTGTTTTTTACTATTGCCCAAGACATAATACTCCTTTACGTATGTTTCTATTATTAAATATTTGTTTCATATATACAACCCTATCGTGCAGTTACAGGACTGGTACCGTCCCCAACAAATGGATGTTCTGCCCACGCAGAATATAAAAATGTATTACTTCCATTTGTTCCTCCACCATTATTTAGTATTTTAAAACCATTACTTAAAAAATCAATTGGAAATGAGGAAGCATCATATTCAGCACCGTTAGAATTGGGAAGTAACCATTTAGAAATAGGGTTAAATTTATCTCTTGCATTGTCAACCATAACCCAATTTTTAGAACTTGCATTACATTTAAATATGACTGTTGCTGGTTTAAACCCAGTGTAAATAAACGGACCATCTGCATCATTGTTTCCTTCGTAGCTTCCAAATTTACTAAAGCCATCAACTCCGTGCCAACAATACGCAACATATTTATTAGAACCAGAATTAACTCCAGCATTTGTACCTATTGAAAAAACTGAACTTGTTGGTTCAGTATCATTCCAAATAGTATCATTATCATAAAATGGGTTATCTGTACTTAACTCTCCATAATGTGTCGCACCAAGTGATTTATGTTGCACCATCCATTCATAAGAACCAGCATCTCTATCTTTAACTAATATCCATTCTGGTTTTGCTGATAATCCGTGTCCAATCGTACCAGCACTTCCAGAATTTCCATTATATAAAACGATAGAAAATCCAGCAGTTGTATTAGCTTGAACAGTTGAGGTGATTGAACCATCTTCGTTACTTGCAGTGGTGCCCCCGTTAGCCACCCAGTTCCAACTTACAATTCTATTCCCAACAGCATTAATAAAATTATATTCTCCACAAGAATATCCACCTTTTAAAAATCTTATCATTCCCCTTTGGTCGTAATCTTGTTCAGCATCATTTCTATCAACATAAAGATGTTTACTTTGACCACGACTAGAATCAACCATCATATTATTATTCGTAGTATCACGATTTTTAACCCAAGTAAGTGCAGTTACACCTTTATCTGTTTCTGGCATATTATCTTGTCTTAACATTTTAAAACCAGTAGGAACACTATGATAAAAGTTTCCATTACCGTCTCCATCTGTATTACCACCTGCCGTCTCATTACCATTAAATGTGCCGTTATCGCCAAAGTTCCAATCGAAAGTAATATTAACATTTGACATAGCTGCAAAGCAAGCTGATTTTGAGCTATCAAAAGTTGTGCTTCCAAATAAATTACCATCATCGTTGTAAAACGAAAGTGTGTCATTATCTAAATCTAAAGCTAAACCTAAGACATCACCTGCCGAAAAAGAACTTGAATCACTTGAAGTTTTAGTTCCATTATGATAAAAACCTTGACTTGAATGACCTCCATGAACATACCAATAACCTGAACCTAAATTTGAACCACCAGTATAAGCATTTCCACTTGAATAATTATGTAAATCTTCTTGAGCATAACAACCAAAATTAACAGTGCTACCACCACCAGTGCTACTAAATCTTACCTCAGCATAATATTTGCCTGAACCCTTTGGTCGTAAAGTTGAACACATGGGATAACCGACATTAGTTCCACCTGTAGTAGTTTTTAAATTACCTTCAGCTAATGTTTGAGAATAACTAGGATTATATGGTCTCATTGTAGGTAGATTATTTGTAGGTGTGTCAGTTCGTTGGTCAGATGTTGTTAAACCACTAGATGTAAAATCATTCGTATTTCCACTGGTGTCGTCTCCGAGTGCTGAATCTGTACCAAACTGTAATCTAAATCCATTCGTGCCATAAGTAATACCAGTTAATGTTTTAGGTATCCATCTGCCAGTTGAGGTGTCAGTAACACCAAAGGTATCTGGTCCAAGTGCTGTGCCATCTACAAGGTTTACTTCAGCCATATATCCAGACCAATGTCTATTTGTAGTATTAATTCTTGCACCTATCACACAAGTATCAGATGTATTATTAAAAGCCGTATCAAAATTTTGAGAAATACTACTTCTATTATCAACATCAAAAGCAGTAATTTCATTACCATCAACATAAAGTTTTACTCTATTACTTGCTGTTGCTTGAGTTGTATCTATCGCCATTAAAAAATGATACCATTTTGAAGTATCTTCAAATGTCGTTGAGGTTTGTAAAATATAATCTGAATATCTTGAAATACTTACTGTATTATCTGTTAAAAATTGCATTTCCCACATTGACTCATTATCAGTTGAAGAACCATCATAACAAGATATAAAATGGTTTTCTGTGCCTAAGATACCCCTTTTAATCCATACACTATATGTTAATGTTCTTCTATTTCCATTTGAACTTGGTAATCTTGATAACTTTGGATTATCTCCACGATTAAACATACAACTATTATCTATCGTGCCATTATCAGTAAACGGTACAAACTTACCAACACGTTGACCCTGTCCATTACCAGAATAAATTATTGGAAAGAAATGCTCTTCGCCGTTTGGTATTGTTGGTGCTGCCATATTATTAACTCCCTAAATTTTTTGTACACAAAGCCTTAAATCCACTTGGCACACTATATTTAAAATTACCTATTCCATTACCATCACTATTACCACCTGCTGTTGTAGCACCAGCAAATGTGCTATCTTGTCCAAAGTTATATGTAAGAATACTATGTGCACTTATTTGATATCCTTGATTTATTGGTGTATAACTTGATGATGCAATATATGTTGAACTCCAAGTTTCATTTGTACCACCAGCAGGGTCTCCAGAACCAACATAAGTTCCATTATAACCAAGCCACATTTTTTTATTATCCATATCTAAAGCAAACTGCCATATACCTCCTGGAGCACCAGCTTGTCCTGTTGCTATTGCAGAACCACCTTGACCTTGTCTATATTGGTCATTTGTACCACTTGAATTAGGTTGAATACCATTAAAGTTTAGTGCATAAATTGATGAACTACCACTACCAGCTAAAGTATGTAATTGTTCCGTATCTAAAATACCCCATATTGTATATGAATCGCCACTATTCCAATAACTTTCCCAATACCATTTACCAGATGACATAGACATACTTGCACCAGCACCAACATACCAACTATTATTTGTATTCATATCTAATTTTAAATTTCCCTCTGAAAATTCAAAATCTGAATCAGTTGTCATTAATGGATTAAAAGTTGCAAAGTTATTCGTAGGTGAGTCAAGAACTTGGTCATGTGCTCCAAGTCCACTTGTACTGAAATCATTACCATTACCCGATTCGTCATCTCCTAAATCTGAAGCATCCCTACCATCAATATGACAACCATTGGTTCCAAATGTTAAACCACTAATATCTTTAGGAATCCAAATTCCTGAACTATTAAATTCACCAAAGCTAGAAGGACCTAGTGCTTGTCCATCAATTTGTACAAACTCAGCTATGTACCCATCCATATGATTGCCACCAGTACCTTGTTCACCTATATACATTGTTTGTGTGCTATTAACATTTGAAGCATAATCTTTTGCCCAACTACCTGTGTTAGAAAAATCTAGTTGTCTTTCGCCATTAACATAAATTCTAGCTCTTTCACTTGAGGCAGCATTTGTAGAATCAAAAACCATAACCAAATGATACCAAGCTGATGGGTCACGAAAAACTCTAGTAAGATTGTGATAAGAATTACTTGAAGAACCATTACCCACTACAAACTGTAACCCTGTGGTTGACTTTATTTGAGCAAAAGATTGATAGGCAGTATGCACCGACCATATAGTAAAACTACCAGGCATATTACCAATTTTAACCCAACAACTTATTGTCCAAGTAGTTTGATTTCCTGCTTGTTGAGTTCTTGACATAAAAGGACTATCATCATCATTAAACCTAATTGACTGGTCTATTGTGTGTACGGTTGTACCTGATCCACCTGCACCTGAAAGAACATTATTTTGAAATACCATTTATACCTCTTGTATTATTTAACATCTAGTGATGCCGCCATATGCACACTAGAACTTGATAACACAACGTAGTCAATACGGTCGACGGCAGAAGCTGTCGTTGTTAATGTCGGAGCCGTGCCTCCAACAAACTTGTAAGCACTATTAAATGATAACGTCCTTGATCCACTACCGTCCTGACGAACAAAGAAACTTCCAGTTTGTCCAGACTGAACATTCGTAGGAGCACCTAAATTTCTGTTACCACCTAATCTAACATCAAAGTTTTGACCACTGTTGAAATTTACTGAGATCGTTGATGCATCAGTTAATGAAACAATATCAGCAACAGCTGACTTTGTGATTCTAAGTTGTTTACCCAGTGAGTCAACAGCACTAACTGATATGGCTGTTGTTGCAAATAGTTTAGTTGTATCGGTAATTGAACTACTAATACTTGTTGTGATAACTCTTGTTGAATCTACAGCTGTAGCTGATACCGTACCACCCACTGTAATAGGACCAACGGCACCACCTTCTGTAGATAATGCACTGACACCTACAGGGTCAACAGAGTTGTGAACATTTACACCATCACAATAAATAAACTTTGAACCACCACGAGGAGCAATAACATTCGTTGTTGTTGCGGCTGTTTTTATTTTAACTGTATGTGCACCACCAGTTGTTTGGTTGTCAACAACATATAATTTTTCAACACTAGGAATTACTATAGTTGAGTCAGATCCTAATGTTCCTTCAATTCTTAATACAGCATTACGAGACTGATCGGCTGCACCGTTACTTGCAGTTAATGATGTTGTGGCTCCGGTTGTACTGACAACGACTACACCACCAACGGCTTCGTCAACCATATCAATAACTTGTTGATTAAGACGATCACCCCAAGTGTTTGCATTTTCACCATCAGCTTGTTTCTCTAATCTGAGTCTAGTTGTATACGTACTGGGCATAATTAATTACTTCCTTTTACTAATGTATTATCGCCTCCAGCTGGTGAGGCATTGTTTCTCATATCATCCTGTCTTGTTCTTCTAGCTTCATTCAATAAGTCAGTAAAGGCTCGTTGATACTCTTGTTCCCAAACTTGAGCTGCCGAGTAGTTCTTCATGAACATACAAGCTTCCTTCATACTAGCATAAAACAATGCATTAGAACAATATTTGGTAAAGAAATTCTCTTGATGCACTGAGGTTGCTGCTGTCGGTTGGACAATATAAGACATTTCACAATCATAGGCCGATACAGGTGTAGGAGCTATCAGTAAATTATCAAAGCCAAAGTTGGCATAATACCTAGGCACTCCTGTACTTGTACGTTGTGGCCAATAGTCATTTAAATATTCATCAGTCTTTTGTAGTAAATTAATACGTGTACCATCAGACTTTAGAATATTTAAATTTTTAATGATTAATGTATTTAACGGTTTGGTAATAAACGGATCACCAATAACCATATTTGATGTTGCATATTGTACAACACCATATGAATCTATTTCTCTAGTTAATCTAGCTTCAGCTCTTTCTATAAAAGCTGGGATGTCACCAACAAACTCTGTGCTGGTATCTTCACTTGTTGTTTTAATTCTGCTTACTAATTGGTTGTATGTTATACTCATATCTTCTTAGCCTTCCATATTTCAGAAGTACCACCAAAAACTTTCGGTGTCCATATTCCTCTTATGTGTGTTCTAAATCTAGCACTAACTCCTGTTAATACCAAGTTACCATCACCGTTTATGTTTGGTGATACAACTCTTGTTCTTATTACTGGTTGGAAGTTTGCTTTACCTCCCATACCGGCATGTACACTACACTGATAGTATAATGTAGTTGGACCATCATTCGCAACAAAGATTTGTGTATAAGCTCCAGCATTACCCGGAGTTCCCACTGTCTGTACATTTGTTGTAAATGGTATGGTTCTACCCTCATCTAAATAAAATCGTAATGGGTGTCCACTATTAGAACTATCCGATTGATCAAAGGTATACAACGTACGACCTTTAACAAGATTTAAACCATACTGAGGTTTACCATCAATATAATATATATTACCACTACCCGGATTAGCTACGGTAACTCTAAATGTTCGTGAATCATATATTACTGGGTTAGCTCCAGCTTCTATGTTTTCATTACCTGTTGCGAAAGTTGCCGATGTTTGTGATGGTACAACATTTGTTCCAAAGAAAGCTATAGCATCTCTTAATGTAAAGCTTGGTGATAATCCTGTTAAAGAAACTTTTGGACTACCTGTAATTGTTAGACTTCCTGATCCTGTTACTAATGCCACCCCTGTAACATTAACTTCTTTAACAAGTTGAACTGTTGGACTGTTTAAACCAAACGATAAACTTGTTCCTGTTAGGGTTAGGTTGGCATTGGCGGTAACAGATGTACTGCCAACAGCCGTGGTCATGCCTACGTTGGTTACAAAAGCTGTTCCCGGAATAGTTACGTCTACAGAATTGACAGCCGTAGATAAAGAAACACCGGTAACCGTAACGGTGCGATCGACAACACTACGGTTCCATGCACCTGAGTTCCAAGTATTTCTACCGTATCCACTGGTAATCACAGACATAACTGATTACCTATGGATTACGATAATGTGATAATAGCAGTAGATGCAGCAGCAGCTGGGAATGAAATTGTAAATGTACCGTTAGTCGATACTTTATCAGACCCAAAGTCTAACACAGCAATAGCTTTGTCACTGTTAGATGAATTATATATTAATGCTCCTCTAGCTGAGAATGTTGTACTTGTAAAAGATATATCTGCAAAATCAATAATTGCAGAACCTCCACCAGCAGATGTTGCACCAAGGGAAATAGTTACACCAGTTAGTGTACCACCTCCAGGAGCATATCCACCACTTGATACAACTTCATTAGACGTTGAGTACACAGATGTACCCGCAGATAAAGAAGCTGCACTTGTGAATAGAGCTATCTTTAAGGTATCAGTTTTAATCTGATGTCCTTCTTGTAAAACATCTCTTTTAAAAGAGTTACATACAGCTTGTGTAATGGCCATTTTTTAGTTACCTCTCTTTGTAAATGTTGAATCATCAGGACTCCACCCAGCATCACCAGTTGTAGCTAGTACAACTTCTGGACGTGCATCCCTCAAGTTTTCATCGTCATCAATCCTTGGAGTTTTGTTCTGCGGGTGATCTAATATATTATATCGACCATCCGTTTCCGAAGCTCCAACGACTAATCCCGTCGGCTCTTTGACTCGTTCAGAGTATTTAAATCTAAACCCTGATCGGTCACAGATAAAGTATGCATACTTACCTTTTGCCATTATAACCTAAACGATGGCTTAATCAAAAGACTCGCCCTTTCTTTATCTGCATACATTGCTGATGTTAATTCTTCTTCGTACATCTGCTTTAACATACTGGCTCGTTCTGATGTAATGCCCGGTCTTTTGATAGACATTTTATAAGCTAAGCCTGTTGATAAGCATGGTAAGAATCTAAAAGGAACATCAGGATCTTGGTTAGATTTGGTTACATCTTCTACTCTGTTAAAACTAAAGTACGACAAGATTGGTGTACCACTTGCCGTTGTTGTGTCAGGTGTAGGCCATAAATATAATTCAGCAGCATCTCTTAATCTGTTAATAGCATATTGTGTTGGTCTACCTGTTTGTGTCTTGTTGGTAATTCGTTGATAAGCTTCCATAGTAATACGTTCTAAAGCTAAGTCAGTATTAGTTGAACCACTAATTGTTCTATGTACAAGTTCAGTTATATCTATAAGTGAAGTTGGTAATGTGTATTCAGCTGTCCCACTTGTTAAATCTAATGTAGCTAAGTTTTGTTTCCATAGTAGTATACCACGGTTCATCCAATCGATAAGGAGAAGATTAAGTGTACGTCGTGCTTCTAGTGGTTCAAACCCTAGTGACTGTTCGCCACCTAACATAGACATAGCTTCTTCGATTACGTCAGCTATATCTAGATTGAATGATGTTGTTCCTGAAGTTGCCATGATTACCTATCGTCGAAGTCAGTACCAAATGATGGATTAACCATACCGCCGGTCATAAATTCTTTTTTCTTTGGTTTGTTTGTAACTTCTCGGTCATATAATTCTCTAAGAATGTTTCTTGCTCCAGTGTCTTGTTTATATACTTTATCCATAGCCTTTCTTACATCTTTTGGTAATGGATTAGGTTCAGATGTTGGCTTTGTTTTCTTTGTCTTTCTATAAACCGGTAATGGAGATTGTCTATTTTTAAAATCACCCTTAGCTTTTTTCTTCTTATACTCCTCTTCTGTGAGTGTTATTGAATCTAATTTTTTATCCATATTATCTGTCATTTTTTCTTATCCTTATCCGAATACAAATTATTAAATGTTGTTTCCCAGTCCATATAACTATCGTGTTGTTCTGCGGAGTGTTCCCACTGTGACGGTACAAAGTCTGGTGGTCCTTCTCCAACAACCCATAGTGCAGGATTAGTTACACGTACACGATTGTTTGGTAGTGCTACTATACAACCTTTATAGGGACCAGATGTTAATTCCAACACATGCGATTGT